CGCCGCATTAGATAAATCAAAAAAACTTACAAAGGAAAAGGCTGCTCAAGCTGCATTAGATAAGAAAAAGGCAGAAATTGAGTCTATGTTTGATATAGACAAAATTAACCTACAAGCTGCCCTAAGCCGTAAATTGTCAGGTGAAGATGAGCTGCGTGTAAAAATATTACAAAAACTAGCGGATGGCACAAAAGCCGCCGTTGATGAAGCGCAACGCTACGCGGATGTATTAAAGGTAATTGAAGATGGCAGAATAACTACTGGCGAAATTGAAATGTTATCTCAAAAATGGGGTATTAGTACAACTGCCGTGAGATTGTATTTAGAGCAATTATTAAAATCTAATGATGAATTAAGAAAAATGTTAGGTTTAATGGATGAACTAAAAAACAAACAATTAGAATTACTGAGAGCGCAAGTTCAAACTAGTATTGCCGAAATTAGACCCCAAATGAATCAATTACAAGAAATTATTTTGCGCACTAATGTTAGGGAATCACTAGACCGCGCCGCACCTGCCGTTAAAGGATTACAAAATATATTAGCCGGTATTCCCAAAATGGCAGATGGTGGCATTGTAAATCAGCCGACTCTGGCAATGATCGGTGAAGCTGGTGCAGAGGCAGTTATCCCATTAGATCGCATGGGTAGCATGGGTACAAAGGTAGTTGTAAATGTACAAGGCTCTGTTATCTCTGAGGGTCAATTGCAATCTGTAATCCAAGATGTTTTGTATAACTTAAACCGAACTGGGGCGGTCACTCAGCTCACAAACTTAGGCAGATAATGTCAGCTGCAGTTTTAAAGGTAGAGGTAGATTTCTCCCAGGGCGCAAGTTTTGATCCAGCTCTTGTACTTGATGATCCTGCAACTGTTTTAGATAGTTCAATTTTAGGTACATCCGCATCTGATGTTGTAGAAATAACACCATTTGTAACTCAAGTATTTATTAGGCGTGCATTTAATAGATCATCTGACTCATTTACTGGCGGCAGTGCGAAGGTTGTCTTTGTAGATCAAACAGGTGAATTTAATCCTGCGAACACATCATCAAGTCTTTACGGAAAAATAAAGCCTATGAGAAAAATTAGATTTGAAGCTATATTTTTAGGTGTAACTTATAATTTAGGATCTTTTTATGTACAACAATGGGATTATCAAAGCCCTACAGGCTTTGATCCAGCCTATGTAACTTTAAATTGTGTAGATGGTTTTCAATTACTCAACCTGACCACAATAAATACTGTCTCTGGTGGCACAGCTAATCAGACAACTGCACAAAGGATTACCAGCTTATTGGATGCTGGAGAGTGGCCAATTGGTATGAGAGATATTTCAACTACTGCAACTACTTTGGTGCAGGCAGATACAGGTGCATCAAGATCTTTATTGGGTGCGCTGCAGGTAGTAGAGCAGACAGACCTTGGGGCTTTATACATTGATGAAAAAGGCTTTGTTAAATTCCTATCGCGCAATGACATCATTACTGCATCAGGTGGCACATTGACTAAATTCTCAGATCAAGTGGGATCAGGTGACATCACTTACCAGGCAGCTCAATTTGATATATCAGATTATCAGCTTATAAATAAAGCTGAGGTTACCCCTACTGGGTTGACAACTCAGGTCGCGTCAAATACGGCCAGCATTGATGACTACTTTCAACATAGCAGAATTAGATCAGGCATTATGACTACAGAGACAGATGCTCTAAATCAAGCCTTAATGATTGTAGCCTCACGCAAAGAGCAAGGGGTAAATCTGCAATTAAACGCCTTAACTGTAGATGCTTATTCCTCAAATGATCCAGCTAGAGTAACTGCAGCTCTACAGTTAGATATATTTAATCCTATAGAGGTTACTCAAACTCTGCCTGCAGGCAATGTAGTCACTCAGAGCGTAATTGCAGGTGTCCAGTATGAAATAACACCAAATAGTTTTTTAGTGACTTTTACCTGTGCGCAACCCTTTGCCTCTGGATTTTTGCTAGACTCAGCCGTAGATGGAATTTTAGATCAAGACAGCTTGGCTTACACCTAGGAGATAGATGGCAAAACAATCGTTTGTTACTGGGCAGGTATTGACCGCAGCCCAACTCACATCACTGCAACAAACTGCAATGAGTGGTGGTGCTGCATCAGCTAAGACAGCTAATTATACTTTAGTAGCGGCTGATGCTGGTACTGCAATCTCAATGACCTCAACCAGTGCAACTACAATTACAGTAAATACTGGATTGTTTGCAGCTGGTGATACTGTATTTATACAAAATCTAGGCACTGGCAATCTTACAATTACTGCAGGTACAGCCACAGTAAATACAGCAGGAAGTTTGATTTTGCCACAATATGATGGTGGAGTTTTATATTTTACAAGCGCAAGCGCGGCTATTTATTTTAATTATTTTTCTAACGCTGGCAAAGTTTTACAAGTTGTATCTACCGCTAAAACAGATACTTTTACTAGTTCCTCAACATCTTATACTGACATCACAGGTTTATCTGTATCTATTACTCCTACCTCTACAACTAGCAAGATTTATGTGATGTGTACAATTAACGGAACAAGCGCATCTAACCAACTAGGATTTTTTCAGTTAATGCGTGATTCTACGGCTATTGGTATTGGCGGTACCGCAGGTGATAGGACTAGAGCATCTTTTTCAAGTAATTTAGGTAGAACATTACAACAGGCAACAGATTGTATGGGTATTAACTTTTTAGATAGTCCAGCCACTACATCTGCAACGACTTACAAAGTTCAAATGCGTTCAACTTCTGGCACTATTTGTGTAAATCGTTCAGGTGATGATGGAGATTTTAATTACTACGCCCGTACAATTAGCAGCATTACAGTAATGGAGATAGGTGCATAATGATTGATTACACACAAATTTTAAGTATAAAATACAAGGATGCTGAGTGGACATTAAACGGAGATGACTATGAAGGTTTAACTTGGTTATCTGATAGTCCAAAGCCAACTAAAAAAACCTTAGACGATTTATGGGCAGAGGTTAAAATGGAAATAGAAAATGCAAAATCTCAAAAGATAGTTCAAAGAGAAGCATTGCTAAAGCGTTTGGGAATTACCCAACAAGAAGCACAATTACTTTTAGGCAATTAAAATTCTAAATGGCTACTATCAAAGAGCTTACTAGTCCTAATGGTTGGCCAGCTAGTGAGGATCGTAAAGCTCTTGGCATAGAGTCTTTTATTGTGCCTAGCACGTCTATAAAGTTTGCTTGTGCAAAAGCTGTTGCACCTTTGCTTGTAAATTTTGCTAAAGAATTTCATGACCTAGTTGAGCCAATTGATCTTGGCCAATTAGATGACTGGGGTTATGCCTTTAGGATGACTAGAGGATCAGATAAAGTATTGAGCAATCACTCATCCGGCACAGCTGTAGATTTAAACGCTTTGAAACACCCTCTTGGAAAGTCAAATACATTTACAAAAGATCAAACAAATACTATACAATTGCTTTTGGTTAAGTATGGTTTGTCTTGGGGTGGCAATTACAAAAGGCGTAAAGATGAAATGCACTTTGAGATAGCAATAAATAAAGTCCAAGTACAAAATAAAATAAAAGAGTTAGGACTCAAATGAAGTTAACTGTGAAACAAAAAGCAATTGTAAAATCCTACTTACGTAGCATAGCCGCTGCCACTGTCACTACAGTCTTGGCGTTAGTAGCTGACATACGGCCTGAGTTATCTATTCTTGCTGGTGCATTAGTGGCACCTTTAGCACGCTATTTTGATCCTACAGATAAAAATTTTGGCATTAACAGCTAATGAGTCCTAATGATTGGGCAGCCTTATCGGTATCACTTTTAACAATTGTAGGCTCTTTGGTTGCCTCAGTCAGATGGTTAGTAAATCATTACTTGTCAGAACTAATAGATGACCAAAATGGTGGTCATAATTTACAAGGCCGGGTTGTACGCATTGAGCAAAAATTAGACACGCTATATGAGATCCTAATAACTAAACAATAAACCCCTTACCCTTTGGCTATGAAAAGCTGCGTGATAGTCCCAACTAGAGGCAGACCTGAAAACATGGCCAGACTAGCC